CCCGCTTCAAAGATCGTTGAAGCAGACGCCATCCAGTTGTTCATCACCAGCAAGCCATGCTTGGTGCTGGCGTTGGATGCGTGATACACCTCGCCTGCCCAAGTGCCCGACGGTGGAGTCCCATCGGTGCCTGTGTTGAGTTTGACCGTCAGCCCAGCCCTCGGGGTGATGGTGCCAATACCAACCTTTGCTGTACCACTTCCTGTGGCATTAATATAGAGTGCGTCAGCGTTGTCCACTATTCCCAAAGAAACAGCCCCGTACCCTGCCGTGCTGCTATGCACCAGTTTGATGCCTGTATATGTAACAGAGGACGTATACCGTGGAGCCGCCAAGATTGCTATCGCAGTACTACCATCCTCTGCGAAGAGGAGCATACCGGGGTAGGATTCGGTCCTTCCTCCAGTAGGAGCAGTGTAACCCTGCAAATATGCAGGAAACGATCCAGAATACGCTGTCGGACTTAGCACAAGCCTTGCATTGGGAGACGCCGCAGTTGTTATCGTCGCACCCTGCATGGTCCCGCCAGTGACAGTACCAGTGAAGGTGCCTCCAGTAGCATTGACGGTTCCGGTAATGTTAGCGCTCGTCGCCGTGAGGGCACCAGAAGAGTTAACAGAGAACGTAGGACTGGACTGAGGTATAGACAGAGAGCCACCAGTGAGAGTACTACCAGAGATGGCAGACGCAGTAATCGCCCCGGTGATGGTCAGTGCTGAACCATCCCATGTGAGTTTGTTGCCGCCAGCATTGCCAATAGAGAACTTGTACCCACTGGAGTAGCCGAGGAAGAACCCAACACCCGAGTCGTACCCCGTCTGACCACCTTTGATAACACCACCGCCATTCAACGTGATGCCCCCACCAGTGATAATGGTACCTGTGATCAGTCCGGCTTGTGCTTGCCCCTGTGGTCCTAGGTCAGAGACATTCCCAAGGTCAACATCACTAGCATCCGTGTTCTCGTTGAGAGTATTATCCTCGGTCAGGGTCGTAGATGATCCTGTAATACGGATACTGCCCTTGACGTTGAGTGCCGAACCGTCCCAGTTCAGGTAGGCGGAAGAACTACCCACGGAGAACTTCGGTACATCACCGCTAGCCTTACCTAGGAAGAACCCTGTACCACTATTGAAAGCGGATTGTCCTGCCCGGATGGACCCATCGGTGATCTCAACGTCAGCGGTTGTCATACCGGCCACGGCTTGGGCTTCGGGGTTTAAGTTAGAGACATTCGGTAAGCCCACGTGGGTCTGCGTGGTTCCCTCTCGGATCGTCGTAGCGTTCAGGTTCTCCACATTAGGCAAGCCAATATGTGTGCGGCCAGCGGCTCCAGCCAACTCAGAGTTTGAGATTTCATCCTCTACCAGTGCTGAAGACGATCCTGCGATAGTCAGACTGCCCGTGATGGCGAGGTTAGAGCCGTCCCACTGAAGGGAGCCGCTGGTACCCCCTAGATAGAACCTGCCGCCGGAGTCCATGTAGGTCTTCCACACCGTGCCGTTGTGGTACCCCAACTTGTCGGACCCAAGATACAGACCGTCGTCAGTTATCGTACCGGGAACGGCTTCAAGATCGAAGGTAGCGTCACCACCAAAGGAATAGTCGGTGGGGTTGTTCTGCGATGAACTGTTGGGTTCGGCACCGGCTGCCACACCAATGGCAGTAAGCACATCACTAGGGTTAAGAATATTGATAGTACCGGTGATGGTTAACGCTGAACCATTCCATGACAGGGCGTGGGAACCACTGCCTGACAGGCCGAAGTTCCCGCTGGAATCCATGTAAGCCTTCCACCCGGCGGCTCCACCAGTGCCCGTGTGGTATCCCATGTAGTTGGCACCCAGAAACAAACCCGCCGTGGTCGGATGACTAGAGATGCTCGCCAGCGTCTGTGTGAGTCCGGGGCCGAACGTGTAGTTGGCGGGGTTGTCCTGCGCTGAGGTGTTAGGTTCAGCGCCCGCTGTAACCCCAATGGCAGTAAGTACCTCACTGGCATTGCGGATGGTGATGTTTCCGTCAATGGCTAGTACACCAGTTGCTGCCGTCCACGTGAGTGCATGAGTGCCACTGCCCGACAGGCCGAAGTTGCCTGTGTAGTCCATGAAGGTTCGCCAAGCGCTGGCCGTGGCGTTGTAGTACCCCATGTGGGTGGAGCCCAAGTAGAGGCCCGACGAGGTGGGGGTGACGGCTGTCAAGGGGAAGGCATCGGACGGGCCGAAGGAGTACAGCGCAGGGTTGTCCTGATCGTCGTCGTTGGGCTCACCAATGTCAGCACGCACCGGGTTGTAGGTGGTGTTCATCCAGAAGACGCTGGTGTAATCCTCGTCTTCACGGCAGACGATGATGGAGGACCCGACGTTGGGCACCACCCAGTCGTTCTCAAAGGGGTGCGACTCCCTACCGAAGTAGGAGATGGGCACGACGGAGTGGAGGCCCGTCACCGACGGGATGATGACCTGAATCTCGCCCGTGGCCGTACTGGAGTACTGGACTATGGCCCTATGAATCTGGGAGAAAGAGCCGTAGAGGGGGGCGTCAGGATGATCAGTTAGAGGAGTAGACACGTTCCCTCCTTAGTGCCGCTCGCCACTTGTCGTTCTGTAGGTTCGACTTGGGGGGAGGAGAATAGGAATTCAACTTGTCGTGTCCTGTGTAGTCGTCTCCCTTGGTGTTCCGCCCGATCTTGAAGTCCGTGAGGAAGTGTCCCCGGTTGAACCGCATGTCCAGTTCCCGCACCAGCCAGACGCCGTCGAACTCACTGTTGAAGCCGTCTATCCGGATCGCACTCCCCGGTAGTGGCCCTGCTACACCAGAGGTGGTCACACTGGCCACAAAGGCATCTGCGTACGCAAGGGTCGCCTGCAACTTACGGCGAGCGTCCTTCATGGAGCGTGCCTCAACGGGAAGAACGTCAGTCACCCCAGAAACCATGTCGGTACCGTACCTTGGGGTGCCAAGGAGGTCAGTGCTCTTGGCTGTCAACAACTTACCGGTGTCATCCAGCAGGGCTAGGGACTCCTCGTTCACATCACCGTAAGCGTGGGAGGTACCTATGGAAGCGTCAAACTCCATGATCCTTCCGGGTCCTGAGACATACGCCTCGGCGTCGGCCACGGTTATGAGGTTCGCTGCTGGGGCACCATAGCGAATAGACTGGACCGGGTTCCACACATGGATCTCAGTCCCATGGACGTTGACAGACAGTCCTGACTGAACACACGCACGAGAGAGTGCAGCCCAGTCGGACACCCCCCTCTGTACCAACCTCGGCAGTGTGGGCGAAGTGTTCGGACAAGAATAGGACAGGTTGTATTCACGAGAGAAGTCAGACACCATGTCCAATACGGTAACCTCATTCCAGACCCGGTTCTTCTTACCCCGCATGACGGAACTCGCCCCGAGGCAGTAAATCGTAGCCTCTTGGAAGAGGCTGAAGTTGACTTGACCGCTTGCCGCTTTGTGGGAAGGGTTCACGTGGTTTATGTACCCGCAGAAGGTAAACCCCTGACCATAGGGGACCTCCACCTCCACACTGATTGGTCGATCAACGTAGTCGGTCACGGACAGGGGAGAGATACCTGCGAGTATCACAACAGCGAGGTCGTGCTCGTTTGCCTTGAGGCTGATGTCCACCCGCTCAATGGCTGCGTAGTCCACAGCGACTCCGTCGATGCGGACGATCAGGGAATGGTTTGGTGCCGAGGGCTGAGGGCGATTGACAACGGGCATCGACTACACCACGGGGACGCGCAGACGAGTACCTGTTGGAATCTCGTCAGGGTACGGCACCTGTGGATTCAGGTCAGCGACACGCCAGTACAGGGAGGCGTCACCCAGACGGATGGCAGCGATCTCCTGAAAGGTTTGGCCCTGCACCGACACGACGGTGGTGTACCGGGTAGTGATCCTTATCTTTCGCCTAGTGGTAGCCTTGCCAGCGCTATCAGTAGCCTGCTTGTACCTAGAGGAAGGGGAAAGTGCCATGATCAGTCCTTACTCAGCCGAGGAACGTCAGAACTAAACGTGTAGTTGGGGATGCTGTACATGCTTGTTGGGGCCTTGGTCCCGTGCAAGAGACCATCGTAGTTCAACTCCACTGGAAGGCTGGAGGCGTGCTCCGCCGTAGACCAAGGGTATGTAGAGTCCAGTCCAGTGGTGTTCGCTCCAGACAGAGTGCCGTTAAGGATGTCGTACGGGTCCCCAAAGTGTCTAGCATCGTAGATGTCCGAACTCACTGTCCGTGGAACCACGGCGAGCCACTTCGGATTGGAGATGGTTACACCATTGAACAGCAGGGTCGGATGAACCAGCAGGTGTATCTGGTAGTCAACTCCGAATTCAATGTTGTTGCTACTATTGGAGGTGTGTTGCAGGAGGAACGTCGAAGGGAACGCCTGATCCTCAGCAGTGTCGTAGAAACCCTTGGCAAGGCGGTACCGGGTTTCCTCCTGCTCCCACTTCGTTTTGTCAGTGTAGATGAACAGGTTGTCTTCAGAGAGATGAACTTCACCAGAAGCGTAATTAAACTGCGCCATTTCGGTAAAGTCCCCATATCCATCTTGGTGCTTCATGATGGGAATAGACCGTGTGTAGAACCCGGAGTTCAGTGAGTCACTAGCGAACCCATCCCACAACCCCATTTGCTCCAATTCATTGTACTGCAACCCATCAATACCTACACCTAAGAGGTTCTTCCTCTTACCTTTAGACCAGTCTCCGAAGAAGATACCAGTTTTGTCGTAGTCCCCAAACCCGTTGGTGTCCCCCCCTACCAAGACGTTCAGGGCGGCACGGTTAGTGATGGTTCCTGAGGAGGGGGCCTTCAACCTAGCCCGTACAGCCAAGCCCAAGTGTACCTCGGCGGTTAGGTCGTTGACCAGTGACTTGTTACCTTCGACCAGTGCCACTAGGCGTTGTCCCACCTCGGAATCTGCCAGAGGCGAGATCACCCTGAATGAGATTCCTTGCGATATTGTTGTAGGCACACTCTGCGAAGCGCCGCTGGTGGGGATCTCTTCCCCCGCGCTTATCTTATGATCCCTGTAGTACGTTTCTGGGCTTCTCCTCACATCTGGAGAATGGTCAAAGCCACACAAGATACGACGCTCATCTAGGCCAAGGTTCTCCAAGACTCCTTCCACAGAGTTCTCGTCCTCTGCCGACTGGTGGGGAGACAAGTCACCCCCCTCTGAGTCCTGTACGTGTTGCAACCTCAGGAAGTCCGTGAACACCGTATCTGTACGAGCAAACCCCTGATAGATGGCGTGCATGGATACGTCCACCAACGCCACCGTGGGGATCATCTCCGGGGAGAACTTCTGGAACGACACGGTGACGGAGTTGACATACCCGTCCACCATAAACACCTCAGAGAACACGGCCCTGATCGGGTTGGGCACCAAGAAAGCCGAGTTGTGAGCATTGGCCGAGATGATGTCTATGCCAGCCCTCTCGGCCACCTCAGTTACGAAGGTATTGGGATCAACTGCGTCAGATTCCTCGTCTTCGGGGTCGAACTCGGACAACACGTCGTGTCGGTGGCGGGCGAAGTTAACGGCCTCTTCGGTAATACGCTGACCGGTGATCCGATCAAGCACTTCGATGTCAGCGATAACCCCCAACCGCCGAGCACGTGCCTCGGGGGACACAATCTTGTCCGGGTGTAGCAGGCTTTGCTCCTTTGCTAAACTCTCCCATGAGAACTCCCCAACGCTTCCGTCCCTCGTCTGGATGTATCCCTCACTGACCTCAGCCTCGCGGTTAAAGAGCATGGTCCAACCGAAGGTCATGTCACCAATGGCGGGCTGGAGCAACTGGGTAGGGGACTGGTTGATCCACAACTGGGTGTCGGTACGTGCGCTTACGGCACGAGTCAACTGGTTGGGATTGAACTGAAAGTCCAATCGGGAAGACAGCACCTTCGCATCGAGTAACGGGTTACCATATTCAAACGTCTTGTGGAGCAACCGCATGTAGCCGCGCTGGACCAGATTGTCAGTCGGCAGTCGTCTGGGGTAGGTGAATTCGGGGTTGACGTGCTTCTCGGTGCGGCCCGGCGTGGTTGCCCCGTCGTTAACAGAACTTGCGGTTGCAAATTCCCCCCGGTGTCCGGGCATCACGCCCTCCTCAGAGCCCGAAGGGCTTCAGATGTTTCGATTAGTTGAATAACCCTCTGGGCAAGGCGTTGGGCGTCGTCGGCAGAATTGCCCGACCCGGAGAGGTTGATGGTTGGCGCAATCGTGACCGTCGCTCCGACGGGCTCACCGTCTCCTGTGTTGGCACGTCCGCCGGGCATCCCTTGGAACGTGGCAATGGACTGGTTGAGTGACATGCCCTTGGTGGCGAACACGTTCCCGGCTCCTGCCGGGCTCTTCGCTCCTGTAACAGACGGAGCCGTGTGGCCGCTGGACGCTGAACCGATGGAGGCTGAGGCACCGCCGGGCACGTCCCTGACGCTCCTGACATTTGCCGGGGCCACATGCCACGGCTCCCCGAAGGACTGTCCGTGTCGAAGGCCGAACCTGTGTGCGTTGGCCACGATCCACGGGTAGGCAGAGGCTGGTCCTAGATCAGCGGCGTACCCCAGTTCATGGAGTGAAGTACCCGGAGGGTTGGCCGGTGCCTCACCCGGATTTAGGCTCCACTTCTTCCCGTTCCACGAAATAGTACCATTGGGGTCTTCAGAGTGTCTGGACAAGAACAACTGTAGTTGTCGTTCAGAGGAACGCACCCCACTGGAGAGCGTCAACGGGACGCCCTCCTTCTCCGCCGCCTTGGCCATCGACAGCAGGTTGTTCCTGAAGGGTGCCCTCATACCGGGCTGGACCACGTCTTCGGCGTCACCAATCATGTTGGACATGCTGCTACCGAAAGCCGTACCCGCCATCGCTCCGAGAGCGGTACCGCCCGGCAGGAAGGACCCTGCAATACCTCCAAGGATCGCTCCAGCGATAGGTAGTCCGAATCGCACCTCTGGACGCTGTGCCAGCGTGCCCTTCAGCCCAATCATGCCACTGAGTTGATCCTCAAGATGAGCAAAGGTCTTAATCAACCTCTGCGTGTTCTTCTCCAACTGGGCGTAGTTATCCACCTGACGACGGTAGAACTGCTCTTCTCGTCGGACTTCTTCACGCCCGGTCCGTTCCCGCTCCACGGCGTAGGCGTCGTCAACGCCCATGCGGCGTCGATGGGTCTTGCTGGCGGGGTCGTACATCCCCTCCCCGCCCTTCTTCTTGAACTGCACGTTCTGTTGTGCGTACTGGAGAATGAGGTCCTGCATGTCCGAGGGGATACCGGAGCGAGACATGTTGGCTCGGGTCATTGACCCCGGCTGCAACGCTCCCTGAACCATATCGGTGCTCGTCAACCCGAGGCGCTGTACAGACGCCTGTACCACCGTCATGGGGTCCCTAGCCTTGCCACCGGGTCCGTACATGCCAGTGCCCAGCATCATGGTCATCATATTCGATGAGCCCGGCTGTGCCATGGCACTGATCATCCTCGTAACATCCCCCGTGCTGTGCCCGAACCCGGAAGCCACCCGTAACCCCTCAACCCCCCGTGCCATGCTGTTGGCGTTGATCCCAGTAGTGGCTTGCAAGGCAAGCATCGGCTCAATCCCACCGGACCCCAGCAGGTTGTTCGTCAGGGGCTGACGGTACTTGGACTGGTACTCCAGAGTGGTGCCTCCGAACATCTGGCGGTAGAGCAGGCCCGTGCGGTCAGCAGTCAGCCCGTAGGGCATGGCCCCCTGAAAGCGCGCACTAGCCATGCCCACCCCGGCCTGCGCCATTTGACCAGCCATACCTAGTGCGGCCCCACCGGTTGTTCCCGATGCGAACATCCCCTTCAACTTGCCGAACATCCCGCCGCCACCGCCGGAGCCGACAAGATCATTCATCTTAGGAATGCCACCAGACTTGGTGCTTCCACCAGAGGCACTGACGGCACTCTGGCCCGTGGCCATAGCCCCCTGCATCCCCCCGAGCGCAGACGAGAACTGACGGGCACTGGCGAGAGCAGCGTCGATGTTCTGCTTGAACGTAGAGATGTGACGATTGAGAGTACTGAATTCCTTGTTGAGGTTGGCTATGCCGTCAGCGTCTACCTTGAACCGCGCCTTGGCGGACATGAAGGCGTCACGTGTCCTAGCGTCACCTACCTCGTCACTTCCGTTACTGTCATTTTCAGCGTTGGGCATTGATTACTCCGCTAAGTGTTTCTCCACTTAGCCATAGAACTCCAGAACGAGCGTTGGCGAACCGACATGTTGCGGATGTCCACCAGAGTGAATCCGGGGTATCCAGATGCGATCATGTCGTACGACCAATACACGTGGGTTAGGTTAACTGAATAAAAGTGAGGCCCAATCCAAGACCATGGTGATCTCATCATCACAGTTCGCGCACGGGGCTTTCACCTCCTCTAGAGAAGGGCCGGGCTGGTCTTCCAGCACGGCGTCTACTATGGTGCGGCGGTCGGCAACAGAAATCTCCCTTGCCCACTGCCTCCTGACCGGCTCAGTGCGGTCGTCGTCCCACACAACGCATTGCGTGACGATCTCTGTGTTCTGCTTCGCCAATGTCTCCGCCCCGGCAATGGCCTTGGCGTCCCGACCAGTCGGGATCTTGACACGTACCACCTGACCGCCCTTCAACTTCACCGACTTGGTCTTCCTCGGATCGTTGATAGGGGACTTGACCGGGAAGTCCTTGTCCAGATCCACCCGCACATCGTTCTTCGTTGAACATTGCGGGCACAGGACGGTGAAGGTGCGACGGTTGCCATACGTGGCCTTGATCACCCCCAAGAAGAGGAGGTCTCGGTCACCGATGATCAGGTAGTCAAGGATGGACGGATCAGGGGCAACCCAATGGGTGCCGATACGTTCCACGGCACGACTAAGCAGCGCCGACGTGTAGTCGGCGTAGGACAGGTCGTCCTTATCGCTCAATCGGGCCAACTCTTCCTCGTCCTCTCCGGTCATCTCCCGTACGGTTGCGGTGGTCTGCCACTCCCCCGTGTCAGGATCGACTACCCCCCGTATCAGTGACACGATGGTAGGGGCTGCCTTCCCCACCTCGGGAGGTGGCTCCTTTATGGCTTCGTTGAATTCGTCAGCCTGTGCGGCCAGTTCAAGACTCATTGTGGTTCCTTACGTTGTCTGTTGGTTTACAAGGGCGGAATGTTGTCACCCCACTGCATGGAGAACCCCTCGTGGTGCAACTGCAACTGCTGAATCATGATGCCGTTGTCACCAGCATTGAGGTCACTCACCGAGTACGAGCCGGGCCAAGCGTTGAACAGTGTGATACCGAGGCGGCGAGGCATGTCCACAGCGACGTTAACGCTGGGGTCTTGATCGTACTGGAAGTCATCGTTCGTAACGGGGTGGTCAAAGACCCATACCTGAACGTCACACCGGTAGTCGGAGCCAAAGTTATCTCCACCGCTCCCATTGCCAGATGAGCCGCCGCTGACACCCATCTCTTCAGTCACCCCACCCTGCCACGTGTGGATGAACTGCTGCCAACGGTACAACTGTTCCTGATTGGCGAACACCCCTCGTGCCAGAGACACGGGAGCGAAGTCCGACTGCCCAACCATCTTGTGTGGGTGCGTATTCATCCCGCCTTCCCTGTACGGGATGACTTCATTGGTGACAGCGATACCCGACATCTGAGCAAACCCAATATTGTCTAGGTCTTCAGCCAGAGAGCGGAGTTCACTGTCGTTTGGATTGATCGCCACACGGAACTTAAAGTTCCGCAGGGGATCGGTACGGAGAGTAGTAGCCATTTTACCTTCCTCCTAGAGGGTATCGACTGCGTTGGAACCGCCAGTCCACTGACTGACGTTGATGATCACGAACTCAGTCGGGTACTGGAGAGCCAGACCAACCTCAACGTGAAGTTCACCATTAGCAATGGTGCTACTGGTGTTATTGGTACTATCACACGTGACGTAATACGCCTGTGCGCTAGTAGACCCCTTAAGGCCCCTACGCCCCCAAAGGGTGCGGAGTTCCTGCTCCACGACGGACTTGACCCGCTCCCGCAGGTTCCCGTCGTTCGGCTCAAAGACAGCGAACTTGGTGATCTCCGTCATCCGCGCCTTCACGAAGTTCAAGGTCCGACGAATCGGGATGAACTTATCGGGTGAGGTCTGAGCAAGGGTACGGGTACCGTTAAGGATCGCCCCGGTACCCGGCACCAACCGCACAGGGTTGATGCTGGCATCGTATAGCGTGCCCTCATCAGCGTCGGTGTAGTTGCCCACGAGACCAAACACATTTCCGATGTCCAAGTTGAGCCCAGCGGGAGCCTTCGCCACCGAGTGGGTGCGCTCCGACTTGCCGTAGACCGCCATGATGGCTCCTCCGAGAGGGGCCGTGCGGAGTGCGGCGGGGCCGGTCTTGGTGGGGTCTCCCACCGTTGCGGCGGGGTAGTACACAGCCCCGTAACCACTGTTGGTGTACGGAGCCACCGCCGTGACCGCCTGAGACGCCGTGGTCTGGTCAGGATCGGCGTCAATGATGACGAACCCCGTACCCCGAGTGGTGGCGTAGGACAGAGCGGAGTTGACCTCCGACGAGTCTGTTACCCCCGGCAGGTTGATCAACAAGTCTCCGGTCACCTGATCAAGGTAGTTCAGGGCCGTGGTGTAGTCCCCAGCGACGGCAGCCGTGCCGTCCGAACCACCCACCAGAGTGTAGGTGCCAGCCGTGACAGATGTATTCGTCGCCTTGGTCGGGGTGGCCACGCTGGACACCGTCACGTAGTCAGAGTAGGTGTCAAGCATCGTCTTGACGTACCGGTTGTGAGTGGAGTCCAAGGACACCTCGGTCCACCGCTCCTTCTCTAACCCGTCCAACTTGACGATCATTGTGAACGTCCCGTACGAGGTAGCCGTAGCCCCCTCCAGACCGGCGGTCACCTCCACAGTCAGGTCACTACCCCACGCTCCGGAGTTCTCTGCGGTAAGCAGGAAGTGGTTGGCGGTGGCTCCTGCGGTGTTGCCCCTAACAAAGCCCGTGGCCTTGGCGGCAGTGCCACCTGTGACCCCGCCCGCAAGGGTATAGGAGGCTTCCGTGGTAAAGGCCGCATGGATCTTCGCACCCGTGACGTTGGCGTCCGTTGGCTGTGCTGACACCGTGATGTACTGGGAACCAGTGACCGCATGGTTTACAGCGATGGTGGCCGAGGTGGGACCAGTGTCATTGTCAAAGGTAAGGGTCGGATGGGTCTCCACTGTGACACCCTTGTACTTGACAACGAGGTCGATGATACCCGAACCACCAACGGTAGACCCAGACCCGGTATCAGGGTTAGTGGCAGCCTTAGTGACGTGAAGTGTGACGTTGTCTCCGTCAGCACCAGCCAACTTGGACGTAGCGGTGAACAGCGACTGGCTGCTCCCGTGCGTGAGTGCAAGCAGCGATGCGGTGTTGGCAGTAGTGCTGGCGGTCAGCACACGGACCACGTAGCAGTCCACTCCCCCGTTGGAGAAGAACTGATACATGCTGTATCCGAGTTCGTACGAGGCGTTGATGTCCCCGAAGGTGTTGGTGAATGAACTCCACGACGAAATGAGGACCGGCTTTCCGATGGGACCTCGCGTGGATTGCCCCACAAAGGAAGCAGTGGTCCGACCGGGACGGTTGATCACCGTGGCCTTGAGAGCGGCCTCGTTGACGTACACGCCGGGACGTGCGTAGGCTGGCATTACATATACTCCTTACAGTAGGATACGAATATCACGACAGGACATCCTGCGTGAGTATGTCTTTGAACGTGGTGTCCTCCACGGTAGTGACCTGACGAACACCCACGAGGTTGGTGGCCGGTATCTCTGACGTAACAGAAAAGGTGTATACCTTTCTGAATATCCTCTTCTTGAATCCTGCTTCTTCATCAAGCATGTCTGCACTCCTGAAGTCCGTCAGGTCCATGTGACGGTGGGTACCGTCAGCACCTACGGACAGGTATCCCCTACGAAAGGGAACTACCTTTGTCATGATGTGCGACTGCAACGCCCTGTCATGCAGGGCAGAACGGGTAAAGGTTGTGACCTGATACAACAGGTCAACGGGAACATGGTCCATGGCACTGAGGTACTCTGACGAGGTAGACCCACTGTAGGACGTGAGGGTAGCCACGTTCGTGGTCTCGTTGGGCCAGTAGGTGAACGCCTTAGCCGACTCAGAGCCGTAGTGGCCGGAGGGTTGGCCCGACGGTGGCGTGCTGTCCCGGTAGCCATAGATGAACTGGTCAGAATGCTGCCGGTTACGGGCATGGTTGACATCCAATAGTTCCAACGTGATGAACGGGTACGTCTTCTCGGTCTCCCCTTCGGGGTAACGAAAGAACACCTGTACGTCACGAGTGTTGTCTCGGTCGTCCGACAGTTGAATGCCCGAGAACTTGGTCTTAACCGCCTGATCCTCGGCCAGCAGGAACCCGGTTCGATTAGGCACTTGCTACCACCTCCCCCATCTCCTTGCGAATGATCTGGCTGATCGCATCCCCCACCTTGTCGGCTTCCTTGAACACGGTACGACGAACGAACGCCCGTGGAGGAGTAGCAGGGTCCCCGAACTCCAGTGCCATCGCTCGGTTGTGGTGCTTGGCGGGTACATCGAAGAGACCGAACACCAGTTCGTCAGTGCCCCCGTCACTATTGACCCTAACCCCACCCTCGTCTTCGTCCTGCACAACGTCGTAGTAGGAAGCGAGAGCAGAATAATCGTCGTCCCGAAGCAGGGACTCACGGGACGCCTCCACATGTTCTGCCAGCACCTCATTGGTGGCGTCCGTCAGGATGTCAGGCAGCAACGAGAGCAGGTACGAAGAGTACTCAACGACAGCAGGAATGCCAGAAATCAGGCCGTCGGAGGAATCCGGAGCATCATTAAATGTAGGCGTTTCAGCCATACGCTCTCCTAGCGTTCCTCTGGGCGTCTGAGAAGTACCGGCGCGCACCGGGACTTAGACTAATGATACACCATTTATGCGGGGAACGCAGCGGGCCAAGCATAGTTGTTGGTGGCCAGAGTGGTGGGTCCGGGGTCCCGTGGGAACTCCTCATCGATGTACCGTTCAATGCCCTCAAACGACACAATAACGTCGTCCTGAGCCCTACCACGAACACGGTAAGCAGTCACGGAGTAGTACCGACCATCATAGTAGTACATGTCGTTCAGATGGTGACGGTACTCGCTAACGTCACTGATGCCAGCGTCCCGCATGTCCTTGACAGAAATTACACCGAACGTGGTTTGAACAGGATGCCGACCGTCGGTGGTGGCCCGCTTGGTGTCCTCGGTTACGTGGATCTGCACCGCCGGGAGAACAATGCCGTCCTTATAGCGGAGTCCGCCAGTGGAGCCGACGCCCTCGTCGTACACGTCGTCGTACAGGCTGTCGGTTGCCGTGGACGCCCCGAGGGGAATGAACTCGTACCAGACGACTACTTCCCCGGTGTCTCGGTGATAGCGCCGAAACCCCTCCCAGATATGATCGACTTCCCGCTTGACGTTTGTCATTACGGGTACCTATACGCCTGAACGTAGCCTTCCGGCGGCTCACCGTCAATGTACACGTCGGCGCGGAGTTCGTCCTGCTCCTCTGCGATTTCAATCTTCCCGGTGTCAAGCGGAGACCAGATCCGCTCAATCGGACCGTAGTCACCCAGTTCACGGGACTTCTGTACCGGAACCAACCGGTTGGTGGTGCGGCTGGTGCGCCGCAGGTTGAAGACCTCAATGCGGTCCAGACCGATGTTGAGGGCACGGGACTTCTTCTCGTACTCAGATGTCCAGAACGTCAACAACTGTTGGACCATACGGAACCGCTGGCTGGCGGGGATGTGGACAGCCTCTGAAGTGGTGATGTCAATGTCCCTGCTGTACTCCGTCATCAGGCCCCACAGAGACTCAATCAAGCCGTCTATACCAATAACGTCCTTGACCACCGCTGACAACTGATCGGCCTCTATGTCCAAGTTGTGGAGGTGCTGGTTGAGAGCCAGTGTGGAATAGAAGGTCAGGTCAGCGGGGAGAAGCCACTCAAAGTAGTAGCCCTCTATAAGAAGTTTCGTACCTGACGCCTGAGTAGCACCCAAGCGAAGAAGGCCGTTCCTATCATCAAGAGAATACTGGCTGCTAGTAAGTTCCGTTGTCGTGCCGCTGGCATAGGTGGCTGCCCACAGTTTGGTTGAGTCTACGTTGAGATGGCCGAGGTCGAAGGTGCGACCCGTGGCATCGAAGTCCAACTGGAAGAACCGTGGAAAGTCCCTGAGGTAGTTCCTAGCGACTGTTTCAATGTCAGTCAGAGCGGCCATAGCACCATTGTACTACTAACCCGCTGAGTCTGTTCCGGGTACGGAGTCCTGTCCGGGCTGGTTCACAGCGGGGAATTCGTCGCTAATGCGCGCCGGAGTCACCCTACGTACGACTTTAGCATGAACATTAGAATAGGTGCCATCCGGCTTCGGTAGGTCAGCCATTCTCAATGGCCTCCAGCCGTTCAGTCAGTTCCTGAATGGCCTTGACAATAGGAGCAGTGAACTCACTGTAAGCCAAGCCCATACCACCCTCGTCAGTGACGATCCCAGCATCTGTATCGCAGACACTAGCGACATCCTGAGCACCGAAGCCCCAGTGGCGCTTGTCTGGGGAGTCCTTAAAGCGATATGACAGGGGTTTGAGTGAAGTGATGAGATCCAAGCCGGGGGAGGTGCTGATGTCTTCCTTCAGCGCCAAGTCAGACGCTTCAGTGACGCTATTACAGTAAAGCACACCAGAGAAATACCCTGTCCGGTACCTCAAGGTACTAGACCCGACATTGAAGGTGTTGTGTGTCGTAGGAACGATCCCTTGCCCGTGAAGTAGCCCTGAAAGTGGGTTGTTAACGCCAGCCGACAACGGGAGGTACGAACCCGTGCTGTCAATCGTGAAGTAGGTACCGGTACGGGTAACCGAGATGCCGTCGCCCCCGTAAATCAGCAGCACATCACCACTATTAACTGTGGACTGTGGACTGAAGGAACCTTCGGTGACCTTGAAGGAGTAACTAGAAGTAGTGGGCGTGGATGTAATAGTAATGGTGTTCGCAGAGCGAGAAACAGTGGTGTCCCCGTCACCAACGAAGTTCACTGTCGAATCCGCAACTATAGTTGCAAGGTCCCCGGAGTTGGCCTGTAGTTTCCACGATGTGGTGGAGCCGGGCTGACCATCCGTGCCGTCCTCTCCCACCGGGATGATGAAGTCTAGGAGTGCCGCCGAGGAGGTACCCCTTACGTTGCTCACCTCCGGGGTTGACCCTGCGACACCAGCAGTAACCGAACCGACAGTGATGGTCGCCGCATTTCCATTGCTACCGGCTTCAGCGACCAAGGACGACCACTCAGCGAGGTTAGTCCACCTATTATCACCGGCAGACTTGGTCTTGACCCAGATGTTGGACTGACCCTCGGCAAGCGACTGTGAGGTGTGTACCCGGATCTCTCCGAGGGCACCCACATTGTCAGGGGGCGTGGTAGTAACGCCCTGAGGGTTGGCCTGTGGGAAGACCATGACCCTCTTGTCAACGATTCCTGTACTGTCGATGTCCGTGTCACCACTGGCGTAGTACACCGAAGCGATGAGCATCTTGGTGGACGTATCGAAATCCGGGTACCTAGCGTTGGTGGCGCTCTCCCCGTTATTGCCCGTCGTGCCCTCTAGTGCGGTAGCACTGAACGTGCCGCTAACATTCTGAATGAGGACCAGAGCGAACTTGGCCAGTCCCGAGGCTGATGGGGCAGAGATGTTGAGGGGGATGTCCGAAGAGAGATCGAAGTACTCCCCGTTCAGGTACCCGGAGACAGCGGTGACGAGGAGTGAGTTCTCCCCACTCCTAGTGACAACACCGCCACTAAGAACGCCGGACTTCTGATAGCCCAGCGTCTGGAAGTCACCCTTGTCCGGTTCTGCCTGATCAGCCTCTATACCAGTATCTGGTCGATTGGGAACCGTAAAGGCCATGGCCTACCTCATGCAAGCGTGTCGTAGATGTTCTCATGTGCCCGGAGGTATGCGTACAGGTCCGGCGGGAGATCATAGTTCTCCCCATCCACGAAATCCCACGACTGTCCAGCGAACGACATGCGCCACGTACCCTTGATGCGGGCTCGCATCGTAGCAGGAGTGACGACAGTGGGCTCTACAGCCTCCTGAACGTGCGCTTCGTTATCAGCCGTGGCTTTCTTCGACGGAGCCTTCTTTGGTGCTACTTCAGTTGCTTCAACCATATTGAGTTACGTTACCTTTCCGATGTACGGGCTGGACATAGTGGCAGGGGGGAGGGGCTCGTAGACCCCTGCCCCCTGCAACACTATATTACACCAAAGCCTTACTAGGCGATGGCACCGCCGAGGGTGTTGATAACGACCCGCGACTCGGAGGTGATGACCCCGAAGCCCCAGATTGCGTACCAAGCGAGGCCATGCTCACGACCGAAGTCGATCACGCCACCATCGCGCAACTCAACCGGCAGGGCAATGGCCTGACCGAAGGCGTTGTCACCAATCATAATGGCGTTGTAAGCGGTAGCCAAGGGCTGGACACCAGAGGTACTGGAGTCCGAGTCCCACGCAGAGTGCGGCAGCGTGGTTGCGCCCAGACCCTGTGTGACCTGAGTGGTCTCAATGAAGACCACGTCATACAGGCGACCGATTTCACCGAGCATGAAGTTGCCGGGTGCGGCGTACTTCGTGACCTCAATGAACTCGGGCCAGTCACGCAGTGAGCGGCTCTGCGACGGGTGTACGAAGCACACGTAGGTGTCGCCAATGCGAGGGATGTTCTCCCCAGCAAGCGTCTCAACCGCGTCCTTGATGGTCGTGGGTGAGAGGTAGCCCGGTGCAGTCACCGTACCAACGGTGCCACCATCGTACGGCGAGACCGTGGTGCGAGCACCAGAAGCCTTGGTCCGACCGAAGGTGAGCGACGGAGCAACCGACGAGCCTCCACCGAACGGGATACCGGCCTTGTACAGGGTGTTGCGTGCTTCGATGTCCATCGACTGGGCCATGTGACGGCCAAGGAGACGGGACGACGACGCCATAACGTCATCGAACGAAGCGTTGAGCAGCAACTCGGTGACCGAGATCGCCTGACCACGCTCTGAGACCGTGATCTGGATCTGGCTGGCCGAGAGGGCCGTGGGCTCCATACGGGAACCTTCCGTCAGGGTCGCACCAGCATTCTGGTCAACACCGAGGTTGGTGTAGCGCATAAAGTTGACGGTGAGACCCGGCATGACACCGAGTTCCGTCTTTTTTACGGCGAACTGCTCAAAGCGCAATACAGGCATAGCCTGAAACAAGATTTCCTTGCTCCAGATGGTCTGAATCGCAGGAGACAGCGCCGTGTCGGACGCGTAGCCCGAAAGCGACGACTGGTCAGCAGTCGTCGTAATCGAACCACCCGAGGGGGCAGGTAGGGCCATAGGAATATCCTCCGTTTGGGGCCTTTGGGGTTCTGTTGTTTAGAAGCGACCTTGTGACGGTCGCGCCTTAAGGAGCCTGTCCCTCATTTGCATGTACTGATCCATCGGCATGTTGCGGATGTCCTCCGCACTTAGCGTCTGCTGCTGCTCCATCTGAGTTTCCATTGGCCCAACCGGGGGTGCCGTTACCGGCGACCCCCGCAGCCCGCTAGTAGCGGACTGCTGGATTGACTCCAGTATAGCACTACTACGATCCTTAAGTATCACAATAGAGTTGTTGATCTCTTCTTCAGTAGTTCCGGAGACGAGATCACGGAGTTCAGGAATAATGTATTCCTCCTCCTGTTGCATCACCCGAAGGCGATACTCCTCCAGTTCGCGGAAGCGACGCTCCTTGAGCAGCAGCGCTTCCTGAGTTTCGCGCTCTTCTTCGATCTTGTTAAGGCGCTCCTGCCACTCCGCTTCCACGGTATTGATCTTCTCATTGAACTCTGTCTCACGACGAGCAATGAGTTCCTTGGCGCTGAGTTCTTCCTCTTCCCGCCTCTTCAACGCTGCGGACTCGGCCTCGGCAAGTGCCGTCGCCTCCGCCTTTGACGCATCGTTCTCAACGGAAAGTGCGGTCAACTTCTCCTCAAGGCTCTTGACGCGCCCATCGGAGTCCTCAAGACGCTTGTACATCTTGTCCTTCTCCTGCGTACGGATGCGTTCCACATCATCCTCAGTGAAGGTCTTGTTGGTCGTGGCTTCTTCCACCCCGACGTTGAACCCGGTCTCAGCGATCTCACTTGGATCAGTGTTCTCCCCGGACGGGACTATCACAACGTCGGCGGGGGTAGACGCCTCGGCCGTAGCGGTATTCTTAGCCATAATGATTCCTTAACTTGTTTGGCGGCTATTGACTAACGTAATGCTACTTATACTTCATCTGATGTGGGCACCCGACGCTGGGCGAACCTAGCACCGTATGCCCGTTGTATCAGTTTATCTAACAGTGAGGCATCCGCTCCGGAGACTGCCGTGCCCGGAAGCACCTGTTCTCCTTCTGCGCCGCCCCCACCCACGGGCTCGGCTCCCTCTTGGGGGAGCAGGCCGGTGACGGCGTAAATGGCCTGCTGGATCTGCGTCATAAGCATCTCCAAAGCGCCTTGATCAACAGCGTCTTCCATCTGTTCCTCAAAGACCTCGGACATCTTCTCGTTCGGGAACTCCTCTCCAAGAAGTTTGAGCGCCCCACGCTTGGATTCAAGGCCAAGGGCCAGTTTCGTCTGGACCTCGTTGAGGGTGATGAGCACATCTGTCGGCAGGGGATCTGGCCAATGGATGGTAGTTACATAGGTGAGTGGATCAGTCGGGTCCAACTCAATGGCATTGTCCTTCTCGGGGTACTCAGACACAGCGGGGTCATACATCAGCATCTGCGGCTGGAAGACAGCGGCTGTGCGAATAATCAACTCGTTGACACGCTGTAAGCCACGGGTGAAGTGTGCCTTCTTCATACTGTAGCGGTTCATCATCGGCTGGTACTGGATAGCCAAGGCGACACCGCTAGTGTTTGAAACGGGCTGGGTCTGCCCGAGGGCCGTCTCTGGCACCCCCGTAATCTCGTGCATTGTCCTCTTGATATGCATGATGTATTCCAATGCACCAGCCATGTTTCCCGAGGCTTCTAAGTTGAAAACATTGCTGTCCTTGGGCAGCCCAGCCCACACCTTCTTCGGACCCCGTTCCAACTGACTTGCCTTGGCCCCGGTGATGATTGTCACAGGAGCAGCGTGGTAGTTGATGATGTCCGA